GACCGATATTCAACAAGCCACAGCGCTTATCAATAACAAACCTAGAAAATGTCTCCGTTGGCAAACCCCAGTTCAAGCAGTGAGCAAGCCTCTTTCTAGGTGGTAACTTTATTATTGCAATCTAGGGGTTCCAACCGTTAACTTCATCAATTGCCGTGACTAGAGATGAATAATCACCCTTAACCACCGCCTGCATTTGCTGCGGAGTAATCTTGTTCCACAGGGCCAACTGGTCAAGCATGTCAGCGAGTTTACCCTCGCCCACGGCTTTTAGCGTTGTGTACTGATCTTTGGGATCGATTGACTGCCACACGCCCAGGTTGAATAAGACGTCCTTGAGCTCGTCTTTACCCTTGGCATTGATCAACGCAGTTTGTTGTTTAAGTGTCAAACCCTGCCACTTGCCAGATTGCGTCAAGATATCAATGAGTGGCAAAGTAGCCTTGTCATGAACGATCGCTTGCTGTTCTTTGAGACTCAATTCATTCCAGTAACCCATTTTAACCAGTGCGTTGACAAGCGGTGTGTAATCTCCACTGACGATGGCTTGTTGTTCTTTTGGCGTGAACTTATTCCATGAAACAAACTCGGTTATGATGTTAGCTAAGTCTTTTTGACCGGACGCCCTCACTAGAGCTGTCTTCTCTTGAACGGTCAGCGAATTCCACTTGTCGGTAGAGGCCATCGCCTCGACAATCATTTGCTTAGCATTTGAGCTAATCTTGGCATTCTTTAGGTCAAATTTAAGACGTTTCCAACCATCTTCCGTGCTTGCGGTATCCTTTAGAACTTGTGGCAGATTGGTGACAACTTTACCAGTTTTAGGATCTAGTACAAGGTTGTTCCAATCGTTACCAGCCTTCTGGACACTCTTGCTCATATTGGAATTAACGGCGGCCGCAAACTGCTTACTATCTTTGACACCCTTACTCATTGCCTCTGAATAAGCGCTCATTGCTTTTTTAGCTTGGGACGCCGTCGCACCAAACTCTGTTTGAAGTTGTTCTTGAATCGTCTTGTTGGATAGTCCTTGCGCTTTCATTGCTTGGATCGCACCCGCATAAATCACGCTCATGTTGCTTTGATGATCTTTTTCCAGCTTTTCAAGATCTTTATTCTTTTGAGCCGTACTCAACTCAGCAGAGTTTTTAATGGCAGCATAATGTTTGCCATAAGTATCAGTTTCGTCAGCAAATGCCTGTTGCATCTGGCTGTACTGTTCCTTAGCCGCTGCTTGACTCATCCGAATCTTTTCGCCATTAATAGCTTTTAAGACATTCGCTTGTTGGGTACCGGAAATTCTAAGTGTCTTAACGGCCTCGGCTGCACTGCTCTTGCGCAAATTATCCAGAATCTGAATTTGATCTCGAGTAAATTCGGCATGTTCTTTGCTGGCAGATTCAGTAATTGACTTAGCTTGTTTGGCATTAGCCTCAATTTGCTTGATGCGTGCATCGTCGGCCTTCTTCATTTCTGCTGCGTCTTTACGAATCTGATCAGCAGTCGATCCACCGACTTGCTTCGCCAACTTGTCGAGTGCGGTTTGGGTATTTTTGGACGATTCTTTAGCGGCCTTCGTAATATCATCAAAACTGTTGGCGATCGTTTTGGCATTTTCTTTGACAGTGTGGTTAGCGTCAGTGAAAGCACCACTGATCTTGCCAGAAGCGTCTCGCATCTTAGTTGCGGACCTATCTGCTGCTTCGCCAATATCAGTGCCCCATCGTGAAGTTCTGTCAGCAGACTCAAGAGCCTTTTTGCCCCACAATTCCCAGATGGCTACACCGGCACCGACGACTGATGTCACGCCTAAAACAACTGGGACGATTGGCCCCAATGCCGCGAGCAAACCTGTTCCGCTCGCTGCGGCTCCGCCCATGGCTGCTCCCATTCCAGAAGTGCCTTCTGCCGCCGCTGCTGCGGCTGGTGCAACCTTCAATGCTTCAAAGGCTGTTTTACTGAAGCCAGACTTGAGCACATCCATTGCAGTACCGCCAAGTTTCGCGGCTGCGGATGCTCGCCCAATGACTCCCGCAATTCCAGATATTCCTTTGCTCAAAGCAGCAACGGGCTTAAGAGCTCCACCGATAAGAGAACTCACTGGCCCTACAACTGCCGCAAACGCTGCAAATTTAATAATGGTTTGTTGCGTACCACTGTCCATTTTTGTAAAGGCATTGACAACATCGGTTGCTGTTTTGATAAGAGGAGTCAGCGTCGGTAGAAGTTTTTGACCTACTTCAATTCCTAAAACATGAATAGACTCTTGAAATCTCTTCACTTTGGCGGCATCCGTATTGTTTAACTGGTTAGCAATTTTGGCAGTTGTTCCGCTAGCATGCTCAGCTTCACTGGTATATTTGCGTAGCTCACCGCCACCTGCACCAATTAAGGCATTCATGCCGGCTTGCGCTTCAGCGCCAAAAGCCAACGCTACTGCAGAAGCACGTTGCTGGTCCGTCCACCCCTTAGTGTTATTCTTGATTTTGTCAAGAATCTCTGGAAGAGTTAGCGTTCCTTTTTTGAAATCAGCAACAGATATGCCTAATTCATTAAAGCCTTGAAGGTTTTGCTTAGAAGGCTTCAACAGTCTTGTTAAAGCACCACGTAATGCTGTGCCAGCAACTGATCCTTCAATCCCTTTGTTGCTCATAATACCAATAGCAGCTGCTGTTTCTTCGAGTGAAATACCAGCAGCATGAGCAGAAGGCCCGACATACGTCATTGCCTCGCCCATATCTTGGAACCCTGCTGCAGTAGCGTTCGCAATATAGGTAAGAGTATCTGTAACGCGAGACGTGTTTTTAAGCATGCCCGTTGTTGATTCTGTCTTTAGACCAAATTGCTCCAAAACGGATGTAGAAACATGCATAACATCGTTGAAGTCATCGCCAGACGCTTTTGCCGCATTGAGAACTGCAGGCATAGCGCCTAAAGTTTGCGCAGCGGTATAGCCACGTTTGATCATTTCTGACATGCCGTCGTTAATTGCAGCCGTGGAAACGCCATATTCAACCGACCACTTTTTAGATGCTGATGCTAGTTGATCAAGTTGCGCACGATACTTGGCAGTAATCGCACCCCCATTTGTTAGCAAGGGCCCCATTGCTTGAATTTGGCTGTTGAAATCAATAGCAGATTTAGCTGCTGCCACAAACCCAATGGCAATTGGAGCAGTTACCGCCCTTGTCATCGTTGATCCGAAACTGGTTAGCTTAGAGCTTGCCTTTTCGGTAACAGATGCAAACTTTGATGCACCGTTTGATACTTTAGTCCAGCCGTCGCTTTGCAGCGCAATCTCTTTGCGTAAGGCCGCCATTCGGTTCTCATTTTGTGCAGCCGCGGCAGCAGTCCGATTATACTGTGATGCAGCATTAGCTTGCAGCTTTGTAGCACGATTAATTTCTTCCTGCGATGCAGTCTCACTTTTATTAAGTTTTTCAACCGCTTTCGAATTTTCATCATACTGTTCTCGTTGTTTCTGAAGCTGAGCTTGGTAGTTCTTTGACTGGCGACTCAATGTGTCATAGGTTGAACGCATGTTGTTGATAGACTTTTCAGAGCCCTTAAACGCAGCATCTTGAGCCCGCAACTCAGCGGCAGTCGCTTTAATTGAAGAGTTCAAAACTCGCTGGCTTACTTGAAACGGATCAATGTTCAAGCTTACGGTAGCCGCAATTTGTCCGAGATTTCCTAACATGTTTTACCTCCTTTCATAGAACTAGAAAAGGAACGGAAAGGCCTTGTCGATCGTGGTCTCCCGTTCCTCGTAAATCTGGTTAAGCTTTTCAATATCGCGGAGCGTCATAGCATCAACGTCAGCTAATCGGTAGCCTTCAGAGAGCCTTGCTTTGTAGAAGTCGTCAAGGTTGCTAATGGCTTCTTTGACGTCCGCTTCGGTGATTTTTTTGCTGTGTCCTTCTTATCCTCTTCGCCATCGCTTAGAGAATCGCCAATGGCATCATTGATTGAATCCAGCGATTTCAAAGAAATCGAAGAGCCATCAATAACATCATCGGTAGTAAACTGGTTTTTCCAGAAATCAACCGCAAATTTGGCTAAGTTTTTCTCGTTCTCGTCGTAATCATCGTTTGAAGGACCATCTTTACGGTTTAGCATGCGCAATTGTTGTTGCTGCACTTTTAAGGCGTTCGTGGTATCACGTAATGTTGGTTCTCCATTTCGTGTGAACACGCACGTTTCGCCTTTGATATTTAGTTTAATTTGATATGCCATGCTTAATCTCCTTAGGTATAAGCCGCCCGCTGTTCGCGTATTGTGCATTTACAAGGCGACAATGATAGAAACGCTCTAGCTAATGTGTGATCTGCGAATTACGGAGCCGGTGTAGCGGTAGTAATAGTCGCGTCTTCAGCAGTCTTAGGGAAAACATATCCGTGGAACTTATCAAAATCGAATCCATCGTTGTCTTCACGACCAATCAACACAACATTGCCAGTGTCTTGGTCACCTCGAGGAATAAATGAGCCTTCGATACTGTCAGCACTTGGATCTGGTGTGCCGTCAACAGTCTTGGTATCAACGCCCGGAAGTGAGAACATTCCCTTGAGCATACCAACCCAAACGTACTTGCCATTTGAAAGCTTCGTGCGGAACAAAGTTGCGGCGTAATTAGGGCTAAGGTTCTTTGGATATACTTCAACCCCATTAACAACCTTAATGCCAAATAAATCAGACTTCATAACGGAATCAACATCGTACATTTCGATTGTTTCGGTTGCTTCTGTGATACCACCAGAAAGAATCAAGTACGGGCCATCATCAGCGGACAGCGTCTTTTGCTCTGTTTTAATATCCAATTTCACACTAGATAAGCCTTGCATCTTTCGTGTGCTTAGTACAAAGTCGTCATCACCGACAACCCCGTATTCAAAGGCCGAAGCCCCAAATTTTGCTAACTTCTTATTAGTTGTTACAGCAGTATCTGCCATATTTAAAATCCTCCTTTAGGAAAATAAAAAGGACTAGCCAATCGGCAGTCCTTGAAACTGAAAGTATCCTGTTGTCATGCGAAGGGCTGGGGTATCACCATCAACGTAGGAGTTGCGATAATACCTTTCCCAGCCAGCCGCATGTAGTGCTTGATATATCTGTGTTTCAATTTTTTCTTGTTGATCCCAGTCCGTTTTGTCCACCCAAAAATCTACTTGTACTTTCGGATACTCTAGGATTCTAGAATCGTCAGCATAGTCAGCACCATCACCGGGCAAAGAAGTGATTCTCACCCATGGAGCTAGACTTTCAGGAGTTACGCTAGTTTGGTTATTGAAGTCTGGAGTGCCTATATACACCTTGTCAGCAATATCCAAATTGGCTGACAGGATGTCATAAACACGTTTTTCAGGTGCCATTACATCCCGCCTTCCTTCAAGTGGCTTAGGAAAGCAGCGATAACGACTGGCCGCATGACTTCTTGGGTTTCTTCAATAAAATGTTGCGGATCCTGCATTGAAGTGCCCGAGTTTGGAAAGTGAGCACGCCAGCCGGTATCTTTACCATATCCAACGTCTACTTCTGTTACACCACTCGTTTCACGGACACTTGAAAGCTGAATATCATTTTTCAAATGCCCGCTCATATCAGTCTCGCCGTCCCATTCGGGCGTATTGCTCTTTAGCTTGTCGGCAAACTTTTGTGCGCCATCTCGGACAGCCGCTCGAGCCTCTTTTGCAACTCCAAATTGGAGCTTGTTAAGATTAGCAAGCAGTTCAGCATCCCCTGTGACTTTTACGCCCATCAGCTCACCACCTTTGCCGTAATCGTTGTCAGATCGCGCCTCTCGTAATCAGGATCAAGGCCTGTGATTTGATATTCCTTCCCATGCCACTGAATTCGCCAAGTTGGTTGGATTTCCTCTGTGGTTAAAAACCGCACTAAAAAAGTCGGGCTGTCTTTGCGGGTGCCCAACTTCGTCTGTGGATCATTTGCTTCTCTGATTGGTACCTTAGGAACTTCCGCCCAAACCGTCATATGCTTAACGAGCACGCCATCAACCGGAACTCCGTTAACCTTTTTTGACTCATAGCTGACGAACGCAATTCTTTCAGTCATTCGATTAGTTCGCATCAGAATCACCATCCTCTTCCGGCAATTCTGAACGAAGCTGATTGATGATATTTGTGGTTGATGTTTGCAACGGAAAGCGCATGACTTCAGCACCCATACCTCGGTAGTCATAGTCTTCCTTCACTTGCTTCATGAGCGCTGTGAAGAAACGATCCCGAGTTTCTGGATTGCTTAGAAATTGTTCCGGATTTGATCCAAAACTAATAGCCGAACTGATTTCACCACAAGCGTCATGCACCAGTTGCATAATCATTGGGTCTTCGATTGTCTGATCAACTTTCAAGTACATTTTCAGAACCTGAAACTGTTCATCAGTCAGTGGGCTTTTGTCAAACGTAGTATCTGCCAAGAGTAATCACCTACCCGGCGTTAACAGTAACAGCAAGCGTTGAGCTGATGCCATTAGTGCTAAATGTGATTGTCGCTGTGCCCGCTGCCAGATTGGTAATAGTGTAAACACCATCGGACTTCTTAACAACCGTAGCGACGCTTTCATCGCTCGACACAGCTTCGACTGCTTGAGGAGCGCCATCAGGAGTGACTGTCACCGTGATATCTTTTGTGGCACCGACACCACCTGTGAACGTTTTCTGGCTCAAAGTCACTCCGTCAGGCGTTACGCTTTTGGGGTATATGTGAGGAAGTACCCTGCTTTTTCGTCAGCAACAGATACACCAAAGCGCATTCCTGCTTGCAAGAATTGGCCGTAAATCTGATCATCAACCCAGCGAACCATGAAGTCTGCGCGGTTAGCAAACAGAATTGCCCGCTTGATGTCACCCAAAAAGGCGTGTGCTTCGCCTGCTGCACCCAAAGTATCATCAGATACAACAGCAATCGGCATACCAAGAACGCTCTTGCCAGACGGGGTCAAGATGCTATCTTGTAGCAAGTAGCGACCATTGCCATCTTTAACTGTGTCCAAGAAATTGTAGAAACTCTGTGAAGCAATAATTACACGAGAATATGCAGGATCTAAATCAACGTTATTGATATGCTTCAAATCATCAACGCTAGAGATCGTCTTGGCAGTGAAGCCTTTCAGCAGAGTTGCAACAGCACCGTTAGTCGTATTGACCTTAATTTGTTGTGCGTTCTGGGCAATCAGGCCAACCAAATCAATCTCAGAGTCGTCAATTGACTCCTGCGAGACTGGTAACGCCTGACGATACGTTTCAACAGACCAGTTGACCGGTTTGAATTCTGGTTTTGCCATTGCTGGGTTCTTTTCCAACTCGGCGACAGTGACCATCTTGGTTGTGGCATTTGCAACTGTTGGGTAAGTACCCTTTTGTGTAGAGGCTTGGAATACGTTCGTGAAAGGTTTCAGATCAACAACAGTCTGCAATTCACGCTGTGGTGTATTGCTAATAGTTTCTGGAATGGTCAAGGCAGCATCTGCAGCCTTGACACCGGCATTTACCGCATCACTAGCATCAGTAGGATCAGCTCGTAAAACTGCAAATGTGCCAACGTCAGTCTTTTCAAAATTGACGCCTTCTGTATCACGGCCACGAGTATGCAAATAAGCATTCAGTGCATCGCGATAGCTATGCTCTTCCGGATGATCGGGCTTCTTCCCACTCGGCTGTTCATTGCCTTTCAACGCAGCCTCGTATAAGTCACGTTTTTCTTCAAGATCTTTGATCTCTTTGTCAGCTTTATCATACTTGGCACGAACGTCTTCTGCCTTCTTCAGGTTTTCCTCGGAATCTTCACCTTCAAGTAAAGAACGAAGTTCTGTCTTCATAGCTGGCAACGCTGAACGCTTTTCATCAAGTTGCTTTTTAACAGCAGCTAATTTTTCATCTAAAGTCATCTAGTGACCCTCCTTATTTTTTGTATAAAAATAGGCACCGATTATTCGATGTCTTTGAGCAAGTCCTCTTTATTCAATTGATAAAGCATCTTACGCCGCTTAAGTTCCCATTCTGGCGGCTGATCTAGCGCTTTTATCTGTTCCAACGATCGTGCTCCGACCTTTACCTCAGTATCCGGATATGCTGGCGTGGTTACTGGAGAGACATCAAACAAATGATCAATATTGTTGATAGTGCGGTCATACTTCACACCACGTTCATTAGATTTTTGCCACTTCTGTGCATCTTTGTCTGGTGCAATCGTGAATGCAAAACTTGATTGGCTGATAATTCCCCGACGAACGTTTTCTAACAAATCACGCCCAAGCTGTGTATCTGGAGGTGTCAACGTATATTTGAGCCCCGTTTCATCAACCGTCAGCTCTAAATTGACTCCCGTGCGGCCTAACACTTGGTTCTGGTCATGATTAAATAGCGCAACAACGTTACTCATGTCCGCATTGTCCAGTGCGTGTGGGTCAATGTGTTCGCGGAAACTCAGCTCACCACTGCCCATAATCTCGGATTGCCTGTCGAACTTAAGGGCATAGCCCTCAATAAGGGCAGGATGATCATCATCACCATCACGAATTTGCATTGGTGCCGCTGCCATTCTGATTTCCTTTGGCATTAGTATCACCTCCCTTCAATTCTGCTGCATGTTCAGCTTGATATGCTGCCTTTTGATCAAGAAATACTGTGTTAAGTGTCGACTGAATACGATCCATGTTCGGGTCTTTTAACGGTTTCTTTCCAAGCTCCGCACGTCCCTCGTTTCCAGTCCACAGTCCACCATTAACTGCTGTATTTACGTCAGCAATCGGCAATCCGTTTACTGATTTTGTGTCGAATCCTATGCAATATTGGTGCCGTTGCGCGTCATCAAGCAGCTTTAGTTCAAACTCACTTGTAATCGGTTCAAAGTAAAATGGAAGATCATTGCGAATATAGTCATCAGCAAGCTGTTTAACAGACTGATTAGGACTATTTTGGGCTAATCGATACGCTGGTACACGCAAAGCCTTCGCAATCTGCGCTGTTGAATAGTTATTGCTGTTAATCAGATTAAGAACGTTGGTATCAACTTCCAACGGCTGATAATCCATCGTTGAGTCAACTATAATTGGCGATCCAGCATCAGCACCTGCCTGTGCCCTTTCAAAATCTTCACGAATCTTCTGACGTGCTTCGGCGGACAGGCGACTCTCCTTTGCTTTGATAATTGATCCCTTCAAGCCGCTCTTGAAGAACTTCTGTAACGTTGAAACGCCTGACTCCTGCAGTCCAATTTCATCACCAAGCGACAACAGCGGTGAGCGCCCCATGATTGTGTCGTATGAGAAAAACTTCCAGTGAATGACGTCCTCAAATCCACATATTTTTTGCATGCTAGAATTGTAAGGCGTGAAACGGTAGATGATGTTATCGGGGTCGCTTGTGTCCACCTGCGTCTGTGATGGGGCATAGAACTCAAACATAGCTGGTTCGTTGGTTATCGGATCGCGCACAATACGCGAATAAGCATTGCCAGTCAAAATTGCATTGACCATCATGGAAAATTTCCACTGATAAGCCGACAGCCGCTTATTTACCTTCGTATTCATCAAGTATTCAATATTGGCTAAGTCAACAACTTCACCGGTTGAGCTGTCCGTGATTACTAGCGGAAAACGACTAACATCACCCGAAACAATCGATACAGCCGTAAGCACGTCAGAGTTCCGTAAGGCAGAAATGCCAAGATAACCACCTCGAAATGATGGAATTACCCCAGAATCAAGCAAACGATCTGCCCAGTGAGGGTCCACTTCGGTTGCCAATCCTCGAAATAGCTTCATTCATCTCACCTCCCTTCGTTATCAGGAAGCAGCAGAATAAAGGCGAGAACAAACAACAAGCCGCCGCAAACCATGAATCCAGTAGGCCTATTGATCAAAAAAGCCCCATATCCAGCTAAAATGAAGCCTAAAACAGTGGCAATTCCAGCCATATTTGCGCCAAGAATTCTGAAAAAGTTAGCTAGTTTTCCATTCACGTTCTCACCTCCTAAAAGCCAAAGTCGTCACTAAACACACGGTCGTCGTCCAAATAGTTATCCAAGTCTTCCTTAAAAGCGATGGCATAAGCATCAAGTGTGGCATCAATCATATCTATTTTGTTAGCATACTTATTCTTATTAATACGGACGCCATTGTTGTCAGACATTAGAACCGCGTTCATTGCGGCGGCCTGCATAATGCGATTATCTGAATGCTTTATGCGACCACTGATAACATCATCACGAAACTGTTTGGTCGGCATTGACAGCGTTAGCGTTCCTTGTCGCACCTGTACCATCGGCCACTCAGGGTGATTCTTCTCAATTGCCGTTAGCATTGGTCCAAATTGATAAGGGTCGTACATGATGCCTTGAACATCTAAGTCATTACGCTCAATGAAGTCTTCGAGCCATTCATATACCCGATCGTTGTCGATGATGCCTGACTCTAAACTGCTGATTTCGCCTTCGCCGTGTTGTTCAGCAGCCAAGTAGTCAATCCGATCTGTCTTGACTTTGTTATCGATGCCACCTTTTGAAGCAACAAATGCATAACCATCAAGCCACCACCAGCCCTCCTGGGGAATTAGCCAAGAAATAGCGAATAGATCGCTTGTACGACCGACATCAATGCCAATCCATGCTCTTTGCCCACGAATATCAGGTTTGTCGGTCAGCTCTGCCGCTTTCCAAGCGTCGAAATCTAGATAACTGTCTTCTGTAGCCTGTCGCCAAATATTGAAGTTTTTGACCAATTTAGCGTTTATACTGCCATCAGCACGAGCTTGAGCTAACTTAGTCGTCAGATAATCACTGATTTGGCCGTTTAAGGTATCAACGTCAAGTAGCGGATTCGATTTGATCCAAGAATTGGGGTCATCAACCTCTTGTACGTTGTCTTGTTCAGCAATAAATGCAAAATAGCGTTCTGCCTTTTCTTCACCGGATAACACCTTTTTGGCATACGGATAATTTTGTTGAAACATCGGCACGTTCATGTCGAATCCAGCCGTTGAAATGATGAACGTCAGATAACTAGGCAGTAACACCTGCCCTGAGGCAAGGGTTTCAATCATATCTGTTGTTTTAGCGTTGGCATATTCGTCAACCACTGCAACGTGGGGTTCATAGCCATCGACAAGTCCTGTATCACGAGAGAATGAACGAATTGTTGACCCGTCGTCTAAATTGACAAGTTCATCTCGCGTAATCTTAACCATTCGTTTGATACCAGGGTCTTTCCGCATGAGTGCACGTAGTCGGTCTTTGACCATTCCGAATACAATGCCGGCCTGCTTGCGATCATTAGCAGCGGTATATAATTGCCGTTTGTTGGCTGGATTCTTTCCGAACAGAAACTCATAAAGAATGACGCCAGAAATCAAAAGCGACTTACCGTTTTTTCGTGCCATCGAAATGAACACATCGGTAAATCGCCTTATATTTGAATCATCTTTATCAATCCAGCCATATATACTGCCAATAATGAATTTCTGAAACGGTGCTAATGGTTGTGGTTTCCCACTTTTTGGTTCCGGCAGAATTTCCATAAATTTAACTGCCTTTCCCGCTAGATTTGGATCATAATGCCATCGCCAATCTGTTCGTTTCAAGTCTTCCTGATGCCGTTTCACCGCGAGACTAACTGCCTTAGAGGTAATAAGACGACCGTCCAGCACACGCTTTATGAAATTAGGCATTGGATCCTTAAATTTTGACAACCAACATCACCTCCATCGCAGTCAGCCAAAAGTATCAATGATTGAATCATTTTTCTGTGCTTCGGTCTTAGGCATATTCATTTGCATCCGACTGTTAACATTCAACCCTAGATCACTCGCGAGGCTCTTAATGCTTGCGGTGGCCTTATTCAGCACAGCAATATACGAGTAATACCTCTTTTGGTCACCTGACTTCAAAGCCAGCTTCATGTTGACCGAAGTGTTTTTATAAACGGAATACCATGTGCAATAATTTTCCAACTCGGCGCGATCAAGATTTCTAAGTGGTAAGGTCCCCAAAGATTCGATGATTCGCTTGTATTCTTGTTTTGCGACTGGGTCAAGATGATTAGGCGGTGTTACCTGAAGTTTTGGAATGCCATCTTTGGCCATCAATTCCGCATGTAACTTGGCTTCCTGCCGTTCTTTGGTCAAATCGCCCTTCGACATTTGCAACACTTTGTATTTTCCAGCCATTTCCCACTTCACCTCCTAATATCTATATAAAATGGGTCTTATTGACCTCCTACCCCCTAAAAATCGTTACAATTTGGGGTGCAAAAAACAGGCCGACCGTTCTTCCGTTCCAAGAAATGTAACCCCCGATAAAAATTGAAGGGGGTCTAGCCGCTTTTAGCCCGTGAAGTTGCCCGATAAATTATTGAAAATTTGTTTTTTAATTTTTCATTTCTTTGAATTTTTTAAATTTGTTTTGTGATTTCAATTCATCAAGTTTGTTCATCGCTTTGATGAGTTGACTCACATCTCGACCTTGCTTAGACAGTCTCTGCATGCATGTGTCTCGGTCAGTGTCGATGAGTATGTGTTCGACATCTCGACTAGCAAGCAACGTGTCTAGCTTCTCATCTGGATATGTCATGACTAACCATACATGGTCAAAGGTCTGCTCTGCTTTAAGCTTCCGCAGTATCAGCTCATAGATTAGTTGCACATAATCATTGGCGTCTATATTGCCCTGATGTAATGGCAGGCCTGTTAACGCCATCATGAGATGGTCGTAATCAAAGACGAGGTCATGCTGTCCTTGATGTCGCTTGACGTACGTTGACTTGCCACTTGCTGGATAGCCAACGATTACTGTAATCTTCATGGCTCGATGCTGTCCCTTCTTACGCTTGGTTGTCTCACGTCTCGTCTTCCAATAGTGGCAGTCCCTGCATAAAGCCTGCAGATTATCCGCGTTCGTGCGGTCTTCCCAGTCATCTTCGCTTGGAACAATATGATCAACTAATGAGGCTTGCAGACCACAGCGTTGGCATAAACTGTTGTCTCTAATCAATATCTGCTCACGCAACTGCTTCCATTCATTGCTGTGATAGAACTTAAGGTAGTCCGACTGCTGCTCATTTCGCACACGGTTGTACTGCCTATCCGCCTCCGATCTAACACGAGCATTAGCATCAACTAATTGTGGTCTGCCATTTATAAAGGCAAGCTTCTTACTTGGCATGGGCATCATTATTAAAGAGATCAGGTCCCATCGCATACCCCTGAGCGATTCCTTCACGGTGATTCCCCTTTAAATATTCGATTTTATAAGCACGGATAACATGATCTGTTGCCGCTGGATCTTTTGTATTCCAGTCAAGTGAAACGCTCACGATCCCTGTATCTGATCTATCAATTCGTTTTTCATCAATCCAAACATGTGGCACATCATTAATGTCATCGAATTCGATACGAACATGTGGAACGTTGACTGGATCATCAACCGGATTGAATTTCTTGTCGAACTCTTCCTGACCCATGACATCAACCGCTTCAGGATATTTGCTACCGTCTTGGCTAATTTTGCATACGATAATCGATCCACGTTTGACAGTCTGTGCCTCATCGCTTTTCACACCAACATCAATAGCCCATTTCCTGCCAATCGCATAATACGTAGTAATGTCTAACCGGATGCCGGCTTTCTCTGCTTCCTCGCTCACGATTTTTCCAACGTCTTCGCAAACTTCCGGAACCATGATTGCAATGTATTCCTTTGGTCGTTTCACTACTTTAAGCATGTGTAATTCCTCCTAAGACAATATGATTGTCGAATAAGAACCGATACCGTCAATGTTTATGCCAGTAACATCCCATCCTGATTTCGTTAGCAAACTGATTACTTCATTAACGACTGCTGGATTATACTTGGAAACGCCAACTGAGATTGGGGATGTAGTATTAATTCCTTGATTAATGGCTTCGTTAACTTCGGCAATCAGACTGTATTTGTATTTCTTAGTTGCATTGGCACGAGTTGGCAGTGATTCTTCCATTTTTGGTAGCACTGGTACTGGTGGAGGCAACTGACGGTGAGACAATTGCCTGCTTTGGCCTTTAGCATTATCGAATAGCATGTCTATCCCTCCGTGTATTGTTTGATCTTGTCAACCCGCAAGTCGCACCATTCATCATGTATGCCGTCTGCTTTGTAGATTGTTACGACTGGCATTGAACGATAGCCTAGCTTGCGGAACCGCTCGTAGTCGTCCGCGTCTGCTGTGATGGTTTGCACTGGCATGACTCGTGACAGCTTGAATACTGTTCGCCGGCACTTTTGACAGCGCGGCTTCGTGTAGATGATTGCTTGCATGCGTTTCTCTTCTCTCGATAGCTTTTCAATGATTGCTTGCTCTGTGTGGCTTACATACCCGTATCCGACTCGTTTCATTCCGTTAGACATAATAGATCGCCCTCGTATCATGATCGCTGTATTCGACCAGCTCAAACGTTTTGTGAGCAACCACGCCAATATCATCAGTCCATTTGTCGGTTGGCTTGCGTGTCGATACTTGACGCTGAACGAACCCGCCTAGGTCTTTGCTCATCTCTGAATGGAGATGCCCCGTAAACAGCTCGCGGTTCTGCGCTGTGCCTAACATGAAACCAAACTCGTCTAGGTATTTTGCAAGGTAGTTGTTCTTGCCCTTATCTCCGTGAGTTGCACCAATGAAGTTATGGCCGAGCATTGCACCTTTGTAATGCTTCAACGATATGTCCCAAGTGATGTTCGGCTGGTTACTGTAGGCGCGTTTCAATAACCGTGCGAACATATATCCAACTGACGGATCATGATTACCGGCACAATACATGACTTCACACTCATTGGCGTTCTTAATGATTGCTTCAATCAGTGTCTCGAAGTATTGCTCCATTTCATTAACGGTCTCGCCTAGGTCGGTTGTTTCGAGCTGTGTGCCCTTTGCTGTGGTCGAGTTGATATTGTCCACGTGAGCTAGATCACCGCCCAGAATGAGCAATATTTTAGCGTAGTGGCCGCGCTGAATGATCTCTAACTGCCGTTTCAATGATTCGGCATAGACATCAAACGTGTGTCCATTGAAATGCGTGTCGAAAGCGGGAATTACCAGATATCTCTCTGATTCCACAAAAATAGGAGCCTTAGCTTTGTATGGCTCCTTGTGTGTGATGATGTCATTCATCAGTGATTCGTATTGTTCTGCTTCAACTAACGGCCTAATTTGTATCTTACTTTGATACAACGTTGCTTCAGGTGTCTGCTTCCAGAAGTTGCTTGTGGCACGTACAAGCTCCCACTTGGTGTAATCATACCCGTGAGCTTCCAGAACCTCTCTAGGCGTCATTTTGTGGCCCCTGACAACCTTTAGAATGGTTTCACTGGACTGTGTGCCGTCTGAATCGTATTCATTCTTTAGTGGTTTTTGGAACTCGATGCCAAGCCGTCTTGCTTTACCCTGCAACGCATCGTAGCTAATCCCGAGTTTGTCTGCCGTTTCGCGTCTGGTAAATCCTTCAGAGGCGAGCTTCCTAATGTCACCGATCTGTTCATCTGTCCATTGCATCTACTCGCCTCCTGAAATATAATAATTGTGAGCCACATGCAATCATGTGCTGCTCTTTTCATTTTTATTCCTCAGGCTCTCGGATTCGGCCCCGAGAGCTTTTTTGTTGCCTTAAAAATTTGAGTGAGATAAAATAAGTTTGTTCCAACAATATACTCATTTTCATTCCTCGGTACTACCCTAATCTTCTAGCTCTCGGCCCCCAACCGAGAGCTTTTTTATGTGCCTATTATAAGTATTGTGTTACACTGAATTAGTGAGTTCATTCTCACACTCCAAAAAGTGATTGGCCCTCGTTTTCCCAGAGCGAGGGTTTTTTGTTGCACAAAAATAGCACCTCACCATTTGATGGAGTGCTATGTTTCAGACAAAATATTGTTTCTCCTGTTTGTCTACTGGTTGTTTTGAACAGCCTGATCAGCCTTAGCATGCGTAGCCTGAACATCACTCAGTGCTTGGCTAAGGTCCGCATTGTTTTTATTTTGAGCATCTGAAAGCTTTTGTTGTGCATCAGCTAGCTGTTGCTGAAGATCAGAAATCTTCTGATTAGCCGCGTCAACTTCTTTTTGCTTGTCGGAAACCTTAGCGTTGCCCTCGGCAATTTTCTGGTTAATCTCGTTGATCTTCTCTTGAATTTCTGATTGCTTCTCAGCATTTGCTTGGGTTAGTTGGTCCTGTAGTGACTTCATTTGGGCTTGATACCCGCTAACAGACGATTTGGCGCTGTTCAGATCGGAATTAAGCTGTGAAATTTGTCCATTCTTCGCTTGAACTCGATTTGCCAGAGTGTCAATATCATTGTTAATTGCTTCCACATCCGCATGGCCTGACCAATAGTCGTCAGCCAATGTTTTGGCTCCAAATCCAGTGGCCATCAATGCGGCAGCAACTACTACTAAAATGGCGCTCTTCTTAAAATTCATTCCAAAGTCTCTCCTGTATTCATGTTGGGGTAGTAAATTCACAATGCCTGAAATTTTACTACGTAAGATCACACTGTGCAAGTAACTTTTTCTGATTTTGGCATTTAGTTAACTAGTTTGCAATCTCGGAGAAGTACGATACATCGCTGCTATCCGAAAAACAAATTCAGGTTTCTCACCTTTGGCACAATACCATCATATGACGGAAATACCGGCAAATAGTCCGCAAAGTGTCCGCAATTAGTCCGCAAAGTGTCCGCAATTAGTCCGCAAAGTGTCCACTCTGCTTTTTTACCAAGGTAACTAATGGACACAACTCAGCAAATGCATACAGTGCCCGATTTCTCGCGATATAAAATGCTGATCGTTCCACTTTTAATTTAGCCACAATGGCGTCATTAGTTAGACGCTTGCTCGGTGAGATAATGTATGTTTCCCACAAGATGGTACGATAGTCTTCATCTTCAATGATATTGATCGCATTTTCGCAAGCGTTCAAGTAGTACAGCTCGTCAGCGTGCGATACGAGCTTGTCCTCGGCTTTGTTGCCATAGCTTGGTGACTTAGGCATGCCGTCCATCACGGGGCTTCTTAGCGCTATTTTGGTGCGTTGAGCGAGCCGCTTGTGATGCCAGTAGTTCCCCAAGACCTCTTTGGCGTTTTCAATTGTTTTGTCATGATCAATTGGGCTAAAATATCTCGTTGCTCGCACCACTGCGTCCACTCCTTATGGTATAATTGATTTTGTAAAAGTTTGGGGGATAAGCGTGCCTTCGTGGTGCGCTTTTGTTTTTTATGATATACTTGCTGTTCAAATAATTAGATTTGATAGACTGAGTCGTCCTGTTAATTCAGGACGACTTTTGCTATACTGCTCGCGGAGGCCTACTCCTTTTAAATGATTCCATTTGCTATCAATCACGTGTACGTTTGGCCTCCGGCGCGTCCCTCATCAGACGCGCTTTTTATTTGCAATCATTTTCCTCTTTTCCAGTTAGCCCACATCCACATTGCAGCACCTGCGATGAGCAGCATGACGGCAATCATCATTTCTGCTTATTTACCCAATGAAGGAATGCCAGCAGAATTGCCGCAAGGACACCACATATGATGATCAAATTCATGTTCAGCGCTGATGGAGACATATTCCATATGTTGTTTATCATCTGTTTCATTTCTCCGCCTCTTTCATGAATACGAGCCAATGTGTCTTGCTACGTTTGTCACCAAACAATGGTCGATAGGTAATTTCATGCAACACATCTGCTAGTTTGATTTGGTCATCATTCCATTTAAAAATCAAAGTGCCATAAGGTTTCAAAACTCGCATTGCCTCACTGAATCCCCGCCGAATTTGGTTTGGCCAAAGATCATCAAGCGTGCCATATTTTGCTGCCAACCAACTGCCTTCGCCAGCATGCTTTAAATGTGGTGGGTCAAAGACAACAAGGTGAAAGGTGTTGTCTGAGAATGGCAGCGGTTCCTTAGTCCAGTCCAATTGAATATCAGGATCAATCCATATCTGACGTTCACCGTCCTTGGCATTACAATCAGGCACGCTGTGAAACTCATCGCGTTTATCGACAAAAATTGCACGAGGGTCATCTTTATTCCACCAGAACATGCGGCTTCCAGCCGTCATATCAAGAATTGGTTTCATTTCTCCGCCTCTATTCTTTTAGTAACCACTTGACCAGCTTTTCACTTGCCGAAATAATTAACCACATGACTGTTGCTAATCCAAGGAATAATGTGAAGAAAATAAGTGACTTAACTATCCCAATCTCGATGAAAGGCTTAACAACCAAATCCCAAAGGAAACTGGCAAATCCGTAAATGATGACACCCGCCCAAACCGCTAAAATAATATAGGCAATGGCGTGCTTGATCTTTTTCTTCATTTCTCCGCCTCCTATAAGATGTCTCCGTCTACCAGAAGCATTGTAGGTGCCTTAGCGTCCAAGTCTTCTTTAACCTCCTCGTAGGTGAGATTATCTCCGTCTTCCGTTTTTGCATAAGCAATACGATACAGTGCTTCTTCACGGTTTAATGAGTTAAACTTTTCGGGATCATCATTATCCCCATACATTTCACGGTATAAATCAAGGGCTTCCTCAGCATTGTTCGCAACAATCAAGCTGTAATAGGGTTCATTTGTCTCAAAGTATTTCATTTTTCTTCCTCCAATTTCACGATTTCGCCGGTTTCCTCAACGCGCCAGACACCTAGCACCCATGCAAGGGCGACGTCTACTTGGTTGTCAGCCATCCAGCGTTGCCAATCATAAAGGCCATTAATCCCCACCGCTGAGATGTTATCTCCAAGGTGCCAAAATACGTCTAGCACTCCCCACTTACCGGGTGCCTTTGCTTTCCTGATGTATTCACCAACCTCTTTAGGAATCACCGGCAGATCATCTGGCAAAGCGGCGTCATATTCATCAAGATAATTTGGCTCATCGTCACAGTAGTATGGGCTTCCTGTTTCATTGGTGTATGCGTCACAAACCTCGGCGTAACATTCTTCCAATTTCTCGAACACGTCCCGCTTCGTCTCAACTGTCATAACGAGTTACCTCCCCAGTTTCCTCAACGATCCACAGTCCACGACTCCATGCTTCTGCAAATAGGGTCTCATTATCATTTATCCATTCACTAACCTTACTTGATGGCAAAGCATCCTGATTTGCCCAAGCTAACTCGTCAAGCAAGCTATTCTTGCCATATCCATCTTTAATTTCCTTAGACACACATTCTAGGATAGTTGGCAGATCATCTGGCAGGGATATGTCATAGTCTTTCAGATAGGCTTGTTTGTCTTCGTTAGTAAGATCTTCGCCAATTCCTTCACCGTCCAAGGCAATGTATGCATTTGCTAGTTCTTCGACTAAGTCCTCGAACACGTCCCGCTTCGTCTCATTGCTCATCGTCACTCGCCTCCCTGTTAGCGGCACTCGCTGTAATTCGTTCAATGTCGGCTTTTGTTACACCAACGCCAAAGCATTCTTCTGTTTGAAAGTTATTTTCATTTTTGATAACCGGCTGTTTGAAATAAGCCAGCATTTCGGTATTTGAGATATACGATACCGCCGATAGATTTAGCAAATTACCGCTGTCTAGCTTAATCATTTTCATCGTCAGTCACCTCTTCACGATCTAGTTGTTGCGCCCATTCAGGAGCCTTATTAAGCTCTTCGTCAGTGAAGTCTTGATGCATTCCTGGCATTCTTCGGCAAGCGAACCATTTGCCATCTTTCTTTGTCAGATACTGCTTAGCGCCGTCTGTTGTTACAAGGCCATCTAGCTCCACCAGATGCCGCTTCTCCTTTGCCACGGTGTAGCCGTTGACGTAAGCATTAATAAGCAGGCTTTCCTCGTCGTTATAAGCATCAGTACGGGCAGAAATATAGGTTGCTGGAATGTCACTTACACGCGCTTTTTCAACGATTTCGGCTTGCTCTTTGGTTAGCACTAACTTTTTAGGCTCCTCAATCAAAGTGACAACGTGGCCACCATAATCATGAATCACGTCTTTGGCATCTTTCTCTTCAGCCGTAGTCGGGCAAGACACGCTGCTTAGTTCCCAGAAATCGTCTCGGTCTTCAAAGTCCCAGTATTTGCCTTCATCGTTCTTAACCGCGTACAGTTTTTCTTCGCTCATTTTTCGTCCTCTGCTTTCTTGATAATCAGTGGTTCCGGAATATCGACTTTAATGTCATCACCACGGGTGTTGTGTGCCTTTTTGTGCTTGGCCATGTTCTCGTTTATCCAGTGGATACACTGAGATTGATACTTGGCTCGGTAATACTCGGTTTCTGTGTTTAAGCCTGCTACTACGTACATTTGTTAGCCTCATTTCACTCTTTATCGCGATGGTACTTTTCCTAATGATGTGAAGCTGATCAAATTTATCTGGTGATGGAATGAAGCGGTTGAACTGATCTGCAATGTGCAGACCGTCTCGAATTCTGACTGCTGATATTTGAATTGCTCGATTACTGGTTGAGTTAAACTCCGCGTCCGTAATCACGTATTCTTTCATCAAGGCAACGCCTCTTTTCGCTGATCTAGGATTCCTTTAACGCCGAAGCTATTTCCTTGGCCGTGCTTGGCCATACGGGACATAGTTCGCTCGCCGTACCTCTTATTCAGATCTTGTCCGTGCAAATTGGTTGTCACGATAGTTGCTTTGTCTTCCCGCATTCTGAAAACATCATCAGCCGTCTGGCGGTCAAAATCACTACCACGCTCGGAACCTAGATCATCGATCACAACCACATCAGCCTTGCCAATCTCATGCATAATTTTCTCATTCTTCATTCGCACATCTTGTGCATTAGCACTCATGCCAGACTTGAGTCTCTGCATTAAAGCGTTCCAGTCAATGAAAAGGCATGTTTTGCGATAACCAGTCTTGGTCTGAGTATCAATTAATATGCCGTTAGCAATATGTGACTTGCCAACTCCTGTGTCACCGATAATCAATGCGTGTACAACCTGGTTACGGCATATTTTGTTAGACAAACCGACAGCGAAGAGTTTCAACTGCTGCTGTCCAAGGCTGCCGTCTGTATGGAAGTTGTTGAAATCCTTTGCAATAATCGCGTCTGTACTAAATACCGAATAAGCTAGGTAGTATCCAACGGTTCGGTTCTTGCGGGCCTCTTTTTCCATATCTGGCGTGACGTTTTTAGGCTCCGTGGGTGGCTGTTTATAGCCACAATTCATGCACACTCCGGCCATTTTTTTGCCGGTTACTTTGCTCAATCCCTTCGGGCGATACAAGAGGCTGCCACAATCGGGACAACGTTCAGCAAATGTTTCAATCGCTGCTAAACGTCCTTGATTAGTTTCAAGATTGCTCATCACACGCCTCTTCTCTACCAAGGTAAGTCTTCATCTTGAACATCCCCTTGGTTGTGATAAACGTCTGTAGACGCTTGCCGTGACGTTGATTTTGACTTTTGGCGTTGTGTTCGTTGGGCTTCATAGGCCGTCACTGCCTCTAAACTAGTAAGCCTTAAGGATTCCCAATTTTTTAAAATGGCATTGACATAGCTATAACGACGCACGTTATTGTCAATTGCGTTGCTCATTGCCTGTTTGACTACCTGAACTGCCTGTTCGTCAGTTGAGCCAATCTTCTTGAAATCATCTACCCAGTAAATGAGATCTTCACGGTTCTTGGGGCTGATAAAACCAAAACCGTTTTTCTCCCAAAAATTAATGAGCTCCGGTTCCCCTAATGTTGTTGTATTATTAATACTTGTATTATTCTCTGGACAGTTTTCTGACCGGGGGTGGGTAAGTTTTCTGACCGAGGGGGGTAAGTTTTCTGACCGAGGGGCTAAACTAATAAATCTTTGTTCAACCTCCTTACTTCCACTTTTATATTTGATGACTCTGCGGATATATGAATTGTCTTCGAGACACTTTAGCCAACTTTTTATAGTGCCGATGCTAACCGAATAGAGCTTTGCGAAATAGTCATTCGATGCCCAGCAGTAACCGTTCTTATTGGTGAGTGCCGTTATCTCGCCATACAAGAGTTTGGCTCCTTGTGGTAGCTTTTTGTCATAGCGCACACCTGCTGGGATGATCGCGTAGTAACCAGGCTTCTCATTCATGATCGACACCGCCTTCATGGAAACATTGATCAGCAATGTTTTGGCGAACATCCATTAAGTCTGCTTCGAATTTGATCATGTCGAGTGATGTTTGACCCAAGATATCCATGTATTTTTTAAAGTTGTCTTTTAGGAACAGCCGGTCTTGAATTTTTTCACCATCGGTCATGTGAGGATCATCATCCCTGAATAGATCGCACTTGGTTTCTGCCCATTCTCTCAAATAATCCAAGAGGTACTGATTAGTTCTTACTTTGTATGCAAGTGATTCAAGACGGTCAAGTTGCTTGCCAATTTCTCTGGCCATTGTTTTACCTCATTTCTTTCTGTGATATAATGAGGTCACTCAATGTGAAACCTCATTTTTGGCCGTTAAGTGTTCTAGCGCTTAGCGGTTTTTGTTTTGCCAATTATTTCGTTGATTAAGCTGATGGCGGTTTGCAAGCCGTCTTCTCGTCCCATGGCATAAGCTCGTGTCTGATCTGTTCCTTGACGGTAATTATGACCGACAAGACGTGCGTTCTCAGCCTGGGTAGACAAGTAGGAAACAAGTGGAACTAGCTTAGCTATAGCTGCTTCATTCAATCCACTGCCTCCAATTTCCACTGTGGCCTAAGCAGTGGCCAACGATCACGCCGAAGCCACCAGCAATTAGTAAATAACCAATCATTATTTGCCCTTCTCTCTAAGCGACCTTGAAATCTCTGGGAACCATTTGTCTAAGAAGTCGAGCCATGGCTTCGGATGAAACAGATACCCCTTTTTGCCAGGCGGTGGATATGAAACCACGGTATCTTGCAAGAACTTGTGGAAGCGTGGGACGTTCAAGATATTGTTAACTACCCACGTGTTGTTATGCCCTTCGACATAGCTTGTTGCGGTGGTGAGCGTCCACATGCCTCGTGCTGCTAGCTTGCGTTTGAGTTCTTGGTTCTCCTTGATCATCTTTTCCAGTTCTTCTTCATCGACCGCTAAATACTTTTTGCTTGAAATCTGATCATCTTCAACAACCTGCAACAGTGGCATGGCATTTCCTCCTTTCCTATGAATGCCTCCTGACGGATAATGAAACCCGAAAGGAGGTGAATCTTCATGGTGCGAGTCCCTTATTATGACAATCTAGGCGGAGCTCTAGCTGTTACAGTCGAGCTTCCGCGCTCTGCGAACGTTTACTTGGTGGATCAAGCAAACTTCAATGCTCGCCAACGTGGTGACCACTTTACGTATTTTGGAGGTCACTATGATGAGTCCCCAGTTACAATTCGAGTTTCTGGAGCTGGCCGTTGGTATCTGATTGCCGAAAATGGGTCAGGCGAACAATACCGTTACACCTGGTCTAAATAGTTGCGTTGTTCTGATAGTGAGACTTCACACGTGCTACAACTGATTCAAAGTTGGCAAATGTGAAGCCTTTTTGTTTGAGAAGATCAATGACCATTCCAGTTACTTGGTCTTCAACATCTTTGCCCTGAACTTTAACGACATTGGCTAACTTTTCCTTTGTGTGTACGTTCATTTAGATGGTCTCCTGTTGTTGGCCTTCAAATAATGAAATCTCTCGTGCCTTCATGATGGTCACTGTTGATGGCGTCCAATTCTGGATAAAGTCATCAGCCTTATCGAAGTCTTTCTTACGTAACTGTGTACGTGTCTTGACTCCGATATAGTCATTTAGTCCGTGGTTAATATCGCGGTAAAAGAGGCTGCGCTGTTTTGCGTTGAGTTTGCAGTGATGTACGTCCAGATAATTTGCAACAGCTCGATTGACTTGTTTACTGATGTAGTTATATTCGCCTGGTGCCAGCAAAACGTTCTCTTCCAGATCAGTGACACGGCCATCAAGCTTTTCTATCCGTTTCACAGTTCGAGTAGCAACTTCCATGGTTAAAGCAAGCTTTTCTTCTGGTGTCTGGGGCAGCCGGGCTTTCGGATTAAAGTAGTTTTCTTCCAGACTATCGAACATATCCCAAGCTTGATCTGTGCCAAGCATTTTTGAGTGCCGTGCGGCACCGCGGCGAGTCCAGAGATACAGGTGAGCGGTGCGATATGGCACCAGGTCAAAATCTTTGACTTGGTCCTTGAAGTCTTTTAGTGCTTGACCTTCAAGCAAAAAGTAGTGCTTACCCGAAATGAACTTGCCCTTGTTGTTGGCAAAATTATTCTTGATAACATTTGCTGTAGTTCCATAGAGTTCCGCTAGTTGTTCGGTGGTCAGTACACGCTGGCCGTTTTGTTCAATTGGTTGTGGTTCATTCAATGTGTTTCCTTCTTTCTTTTGGTTTCCCCTTGACAGATAATCAAGTTATCTGGTGATGGAAGGAGGTGATATAAATGAATGATGAATACGAACGTCTTACAAACGATGCAAAGTATTTGCTGTTACAGCTATCGTCAAAATACTTGGAAAGTGTTACTGATGGAAAATCAAAGAGTGATGCAACAACAATGGGTTCTACACAGCAAGTCCGTGATGACGTTATGCCTCAGTGGTCCCTACCGGATGTTTCGTTTACGATGGCTGAGCTTCGAGACGCTGGCTTTATGAAACTCTGGCCGGGCGACGGTTGTTATTACAATTCGTTCATCACCACACAGGCTATTGCGTGGCGTGAACAAAAGTTTGGCAATGATATCAAAAAGGTTATTGATGCCATTACTGGTGTCAAAAAACTAATTCCGTTCTTTTAGCCGTATGGGATCCAGTCATTAGCCGTGAGATCATCGCTGTATGGCACCCATTTTTGCCCTGGATCTTGTCCTATTGATGTCATGAGGAACCCAGCGTTTGTATTGGTCGGTATAAGAATCATCGGACGAGGGAACCACACCTTACGAGTAATCCCTCGTTTTTGCGTCTCCGCTTTCTTAATCGCTTGGTTGATATACATTATTTTGCCTTCTCCTTATCAGTGGTCGAACAAACGTTTTACATCTTCGAGTTCATATAAATGACGCCTATCAAGCAAACAACGTTAATCACGAGGCATGCTAGGCTAAATATCAGTGCAAATGTCTCCAATGACTTTTTCTCCCTTTTTAAACTGCCTCCTAACGCCCAATGAGTGACAAAGCGGTTTTCAGAGCTGCTTCTTCTTGATCGAGCGACAATTCGCTCATGCTAGCGATCAAGCTCAATGCTATTTGTGCAAGCATCTCTTGTTCATAAGGTGCTTGCTTTTTTGTATTGTGTTCGTTCATACCGTCATCCCCTTTTGCTCGATAACTGGAATAACGTCATTCTTCTTTAGCTCTTCATACAGAAATACATGTCCCTTTTGTGTCCACTTGGTGTTTGGCTTGACATCATCACGGCCATCTCGATGTTTGAATGCAACGGGAACTGTATGCGTATATCCGTGGTTCTGATACTTGCTGTACAAATACCAACTGCCTGATTGATTGAACTGAATGCCAAGGCTGTGAAGCAACTGATTAAATGCTGATGCGGACATGCCATAGTTCTTAGCAATCGAGGTAGTTGTTACTAGGCCTTTATTCGCAAGAATTAAGTCGTAGTAGTCTGCCTTTGGTTGTAATTCATTAACACGCTGTTCTGCGATCAACCGTCCTGTACGCTCTTCTTTCAGTTTCGTTGCCAGATTGATAATGAAGTCTGGATTATAGATGGCCTTCTCAATCGTTTCAGGCGTCATGTACGCACCATGCTTACGGATTGATGGGAGAACTTCTGCTGCTACCCAATCTGTAAATTCATCTGCGTTTGGCATGCCTGACTTAAACACGAGCTTGTAGAGGCCTGCCTCTGAGACGATAACAAAGTCTTGCTTGCCACCGGGGGTCATCAATTTGGTGACCCCTTTGAATTTATCTGGAACATATTTATTGACTGCGTTCGCTGGCTTGCTATATCCCAGTACTTCTGCAATGTCCTTACCGACAAACATTGGCTCATTGTCAACCACCACAGTTCGTACTTGACGACCTTTAAAATCAAAATGCTGTAATTGGTTCATACTGTCATCCCCTTTCGTTCTTTATTGGGAACGTTATCCGTAAAAAAAAGATCCAGTTGATTGGCGCCGTATCCCAAAATGCTTGCCATTTTTACTAATTCGGTAGCGCTAATTGTTGTAATGCCGTTCTCACGCTTAGCGTACGAAGAGCGGGTATGCCATCCCATAGCTTTCGCCATTTCATCTTGGTTCATTCCTTTTGCGATGCGTTCAGCGCGAAGACGTTTTAAATTTAGTGTCATTGTACTGCCTCCTTTCGTTTCCTTTTGGGAACATCCAAAGAATATCATCCTCGTTCCCATGTGTCAACGATTATTTCAAAAAAATATTCAGATATTGTTTTTTGGTGCCCCTATTGTGCACAATCGGGAACGGTGTTAAAATCATTCTTGAGGTGAGATACATGAAAACAAATGATGAAATAATCAAGACTTTGAATGATCTTCGCAACCGTGAAGGGATTTCAATCAGTGAACTAGCACGCCGTGTTGACATGGCAAAATCGTCTGTGTCTCGCTACTTCAATGGAACGCGTGAGTTTCCATTAAACTATGTTGATAAATTTGCAAGTGCTTTACACACAACTCCGGAAAGCCTAATAGGAGTTTCTCCTGTAGATCCTTTTAAAGTCAAAAAACTAAATGTTCACTCTTATCCATACATTCCCGCTGATATATCGGCTGGAATCTTGTGCAATGTCGATCCGCTAACTTCCGATGACGTTGAAACGATTCAACTGCCAGATAGTGTTATGGGAAGATATGCCGGAGACAGTAGCATATTAATGATGCATATAAACGGCGAATCAATGAACCAAACAATTCCTGATGGCTCTTTAATAGCAGTCAAACAGTACAACGACATTCAAGACCTTAAAGACGGCGACATAGTTGTCTTTGCAGATGATGGTGACTACGCAGTCAAATATTTCTATAATGATCGTCAAAAGCAGATTGTTACCTTCATTCCGGATTCAACTGACAAAAGATTTAGCCCCATCATGTACACCTATGAAGACCTTGAAGAAGAGAACATCAAGATCATTGGCAGGGTTGTCGTATACACAGTCGTTTTATAAAAAATAATCTTACGTCCAAACCCTGATCGACGTTAAAAGCTGGATTTTTTGGAGGGAGAAATATGGCTTGCACTTGTGGTGTGGATGGCATTAAAATTGGGTCTTTTACTGGGAAGGTTGAGCTAAGCGATGGTATTTGGGTATGCGTACCACACTGGAAACAAGCGGGCTTTAGTACTCTAGAAGCAACTAAATATGGACAACAGCTCACAATTGATAGATTCAAAGAGATTTTAGAAAGTGGCCGTTCAGGGAAAGAATATTTAACAAGCGAAAACAAAACGTCATTTCAACTATCAACCAACGCTTTAATTCAACCAAATGAAATTGGCAAGTTGCAGATAGCCATAGCTCGCGACTGGGAATCTAACGAGGAGGTACTTATAGCTCTTAAAGGCGCATTCAAAGAATATTTGATTGTGACAAGGTCATATCTTTACATTTTCAAGTCAGGCTTTATGACCGGTCATTTTGTCGGCCAGAACCGATTTAAAATGCCGATTGCAAACATCACAAACGTCGAAGTTGATACTCATTTATTGACTGGATACTTTGAAGTAGCAGCGGGAGGAGTTCAAAATCTACCACGAAATTATTGGTCTTCTGACTCAAAAACTGATCCTGCTAAATCTCCAAACACAATATCTTTAAACAGCAATTTATTCGATGACTTTAGAAAAGCATCAGACCTGATAAACGAATTGATTATGGACATCAAGTTATCCCCCTCAACAAGCGTTCAATCATTTTCAAAGTTGGATACTCCAGATGAACTTAGAAAATATAAGTCTCTTTTAGATGATGGTATTATTAATGAACAAGAGTTCAATGCTAAAAAGAAGCAGCTTCTGGGACTGTAGTTTTTTCCTCAACACAAGCTGAACCATATGGCAATCTTACGTCCAAACCCTGATCGACGTTAAAAGCTGGATTTTTTTGGAGGGGAATAATGGAACTACTTATCTTAATTGCTTTTTTGGGATCGCTCCTATTGGCTGCAATATTTGGCACATTGTCTATAGTTCAAAGAAAGGATCCGAGAAAACTAAAGCGGAACCTTATTATTACCGCATTGTCGGCGGTAGCATTTATTGCAATCTTTTTTTGGATTGGCACCTACTCGGGAGAAAGCAAGAGGTCAGCTGCGTCTAGCTCGTCTTCAAAAGCTGAATCGTCAAAGGCAAAATCGTCGCAAGAAGATGATGACAGTTATGGAGAATCTGATAGTGACGATTCAGATAGTGAGGAATCATCGAGCACAGAAACGTTCAATGCTGCTGATTACAATACTGGCGTTACATATGACCAGCTTGCGCGAACCCCGGACGATTACAAATACAAAAAGGTTTCCTTCACTGGAAAAGTAATTCAAGTTATTGACGGCGATGATGAAACCGATCTACGTGTTGCGGTTGATGGCAATTATGACAACGTCATCTTTATTGGTTACGATCCAGATATCATGAATGGTTCTCGCGTACTAGAAGATGACAAAATAACTTTCTATGGAGAGAGCAAGGGAACTACCTCGTACAAATCTACAGGCAGTGGCAATATCACCATACCTGCGGTAGCCGTAGTCAAAATAGAAGATGCAGGCAAAGCACCCGACGACTATGGTGATTAGTCCCTTCCCCCACGCAAGCGGCGTCCCCGTGCAAGCCGGAGAGTGGGGCTTGTATCGTACACCAATAAAGAAGGTGATCCATCATGCTCAAAAAGGTAATTGCCATCTTACTCATTGTTTTGTTGGCTGGCGCAACAACCGCTTGCGCTAGTGACCAAGACGATGATCAAAATGTCGATCAGTTTAACTGAGTGTTGGCTGGATAAAAAATCCTCGCCCGATGTGGACAAGGAGCATGTAGTGAATATGTGTCATAATTGCTTTGAGTTATGTGTAAACTAATATATTGACATCTTTTACCAAAAATTATACCATGAGGACATACAGAAGTGGCGGTATCTCTACGGGGACCGTTGCGGAGCTCCCCATGTAAAATGAGGGGCTTTTTTTATGCGTGAAAAGCGTAAATTCACTAGCATTAACGAGCAAATACAGTTATTAAAATCGCGTGGCTTAACCATTCCAGATGAGCAACGAGCACATAGGTATCTGCTTACTAATAATTATTACAACATCATAAATGGCTACAGCAAATACTTCCAGAGCAAACCCGATGTTTTTATTTGCAAGGCAACATTTGATGAAGTTTGTCAGCTATACTTCTATGATAAAGAGGCAAAACAGATTTTTCTAAATTCAATTCTTTCTGCAGAACACCACTTAAAATCAGTCCTAGCTCACAGATTTGCTGAGGCATATCCAGATAAAAGATATGGATACCTCGACGTTGGCTGCTATCAAGACGAGAGCATTCTGGACATTGTCTATACAATTTCAAAAATATCGCATGTAATAAAGAAAAATAAAAAGTTTAAAGAAAACTCTATCAGGTATTACGTGGACAATTATGACGATGTTCCAATCTGGGTTATTGTAGATTATTTGGACTTTGGAGATATTCAATCTATGATTCGTGCTTTACCTCTAATGATTCAAAACAATATCGCAAAAGATATGTCCGGGTTTCTTAACGAGAATTTGAACGTTAAAAGTACCCATTTATCGCCAGAAGTGCTCAATTCATTTATTGGTAACATTCGCGAAACTCGTAACGTTTGTGCACATGGCAATAGACTGCTTGATTTCAAATGTCGGGCAAGTGCAAAATATTTTCCAGATCTGCATGATAAGTTTGGTATCCGGGAAGAAAGCGAAAAGAAGTCTGTATATGACGTTTTTATCACTCTTCAGTGCTTCTTAAGCAGAACTGAGTATTGTGTTTTATACAACTCTCTCCGTAAACGAACACGAACACTAGCCAACCATTTGCAATCTCTCAGCATAAATGATATTTCAGCACATTTAGGATTACCGGCGGACTGGCAAGACGGGCCCTCCCTCGTTCAACAACAAAAGGCGCCCACCCAACCGAATGAGTAGACGTCTTATGGATCCATGACTGTGTGGTGGGTGCAATAGCACCCGTTTGTATTGTAGCACAAGGAGGTATGAATGATGGCCAGTATTAGTAAACGTGGCAAAAAATGGCAATATCGTGTCTCTTACAAGGATAATGATGGAACACGCAAGTATGTCAACAAGGGTGGCTTCCCCTCAAAAAAAGCTGCTGATATAGCTGCAACCGAAGTCGAACGTCAGCATAATCGCGGTGCAAATTTGGATCTTAACAAGATAACGTTAATCGACTACTGGGACAAATGGATTGAGCTGTACAAATCTGGTAAGCATTCTCGTATCACCGAAGCCCGGTATAAAACAATTCGTAAACAGTTATTAGCCTATTGGGGCGAAAGCCGTGAACTAAAATCAATTTCAAAATCAGACTGGCAGGCATTTATCAATGAGTTTGGCAAAAAAAGGGCTAAAGATACAGTCAGCAAATTGAATGGCTATGTTCGCTCAATGGCTGATTCTGCCGTCGATGACCAAATAATATATACTAACTTCACTCATAACGTTGTCCTCACTGGTAATGAAGGCCAAGCAGGAATCATCAAATATTTGCAAGTAAAGGATTTGCGCAAGCTCGTCAATTACTGCCTAGAATTTGCAGACTACGAGCATATTGCTAACTACATCATCGCAACCGGGGCACTGACCGGAGCTAGGTATTCTGAAGTTCTTGGGCTAACGTGGGATCATGTTGATCTTAAAAAGCGCGTTGTGCACATTACCAGAACGTGGGATCACAGATATGGGAGCGGCTTTGCTGCTACTAAGAACAAATCAAGTGTACGTGACATCGACATCACGAGAGAACTTGCAGACTTGCTTTTACGTCTCAAGAAAGAACAGCAAGAGGTCTACCTTGCTCAGGGATATCGTGATAGCAAACAACTATTATTTCGTAGCATACGGCATAACATGCTATCGAGCACGGCAATTAATAAGGATCTAAGGACGATCGAGAAGACTCTCGACATTTCCCCCGCGATTACTTTCCATGGGCTTAGACACACTCACGTTTCTTATTTGATTGCCAATCACGTTGACATTAACTATATTTCAAAAAGACTTGGGCATGCCAATACAATGATCACTCAAAAAGTCTACGCTCATCTTCTTGAAGATCAAAGAAAAGAGCAGGTATCCCAGACGCTACAAGCACTTTCGAGACTTTAGCTTGTGCACATTTTGTGCACCGGAGGAAAAAAACAACCGAAAATAAAAGGAAACAAAAATCCCAGAATGCCTTTATACCAGCATTCATGGAAGCTATAGAAAGCATCTAAAAGCATAAAAACGGAGAGTAAGGGATTCGAACCCTTGATACAGGTAAAACCCGTATACATGGTTTCCAACCATGCTCCTTCAGCCTCTCGGACAACTCTCCATAAAAAACTCCGGTTGTCAGGCTCGAACTGACGACAACCTGATTAACAGTCAGGTGCTCTACCAACTGAGCTAAACCGGAATAAAAAAAGCGTGGCAGCTTCCTACCCTCGCAGGCAGTTTCCCACCAACTACT